CAACTTGTTAAGCAAGCAGGTGCCTTTCCCGAGAACGTGTTCTGTGGTGCGCACTATTCCACGAGCCTCTTGGGGCTTCATTCTTCCGGTAACTTTGTTGTTATCGTAGACTATAGTGCGACCGTAGGACAAAGCGAAGTCCTTGTACACGAAACGAAGGTCCAACGGGGGGGGCGGCAGTTCCAACAGGTTGTCCAGGTCCTTGACGCTCTTGGCGTTCCGGACCCGGTCCATAGCAACATTCAACATGGCCCGGTCGACTCCCAGCAGTTCTGCATAAACGCCGTAGAGGTCGCCGGGGAAACAGTCGTTCGGCCAAGCCTGAGACACACGCGCCTTAGACTCGACTAAAATCCACTGAGCCACGATGTCCGCGAGTATCAAGTCTCCAGAGTCCTCCTTGCCCAGTGATTTGAGCAGAGCCTGCCCCTGAGGGTAGAAGCTCAGCACCTTCCGGCAGTACTGCCCCAAGAGTGGGCTGTTGCCGTCGGTGACCACGAAGGACGCCAGCTTACCGAGGTAGCGGGTGAATGCGTCGGGTCCCTTCTGGATGAGGTTGATTCTGCTCCAGACTCTCTTCGGATCCTGGAAGCTGGGTGCATGGCCGTCCTCCCCAGGGAAAAACACGCGCCCAACAAAGGTCAGGTACGGTCTCTCGGGTGTCATGGCTTGCACACACTTCAGGTTCTTCAGGCCGACAGCGTCACACACCTCACGCATCTTCTCCGCGACTTTCTCGTCGCCAGTGAGCACACCATCGTCTCCGTAGGCAGCCATCAAACGAGCGAAGGCCGCTTCCGGAGACAAACCGCTCTCACGGTAAGTGATGTACTGGATCAGCATGTGTTTCCAGGTGTTCATGACTGTCGTCAGACTCGAGCCAGAGCAGAGTGCCCCCCCAGTGCTATAGGTGCCTGCCTTGCACTTGGCGGAAACTCTGAAAATCTCGTTGTACGCTAACTCGGCAGCTCTCGGGTCACTGAAGAAGTAAGAGAGAACAATGACCTCGGTATTCCTGAGCCAGCGACTCTG